TTTGTCGATTTTTCTGTATTTTTTTCTGCCGTTTTTCTTCGGCCGTAATACGTTTCTCGAGTCCTAATGCTCTCCTCTCCACCCAAGCGGCGGCAACCATGTACCCCTGCCTCTGGGTGAGCCCCAGTAAGGAGGCGATTATTTTCCCCGCCTCGGTATTGTTCATTTCTGTAGCCGCCATTTTTTTTATCTGCCATTTTTCGTTTTTCATAATATTATCTCCTTTTTTTATTCCCCCCCCTGGCGGGATACGCGGGAGCCGGGAGGGGGAAAATTTAACAACCCTTTTTTGTTTTTTTTGAGTGTGTATTAGAGAGCGTATCCTATATATAGTGTAGCATATTCTCCGGGATTGTCAAGGGCCTACGCCGGTTTTTTTTAATTTTTGACGATTTATTATGTTAACTTGCCGTTTTTTTCCCAATGGGAAAAACACTAACGATAACCTAATGTAAATTTATTCCACCGCGCAGGGTTGACCATTAAACAAAAAAATGCTATGCTATCAGGAATGAAATATATTAAAAAAGGCCGCGCCGATAACTCTAAACATTTGGTCCTTTTTCAGAAGGGCCAATCTGGTAATCCCAGCGGAAGGCCTAAGGGGGCCGTGGGGCTAGCCGCTCGTTGCCGGGAATGGGCCGATAAATATGGACTGGACTATTTATTTTCTGTCGTCGCCGATGATGGCGAGGGCACAAAATTACGTATTGCGGCGGCGGAATACCTCATAGACAGAGGGTATGGTAAATCCCCACAGTCGCTCACCATTGAGGGGAATATCTCATTGGAGAATATAATTTTCGGGACCGGGATTGAAACGGACGAAAAACAATAAAAATGCTATCACCAGCCAGCGAAAAAATTAAACAATGGCGTAATGACCCGGTACTATTTGTCCGGGATAATTTCCAGGTGGAGCCGGATACCTGGCAGGCAGAGGCTCTCCGGCTATTCGCCCGGCGGGAAAAATCAAAAATGCGGATAGCCCTGGAGGCGTGCGCCGGACCTGGTAAAAGCGCGGTAGAGGCGTGGATGGGCTGGAATTTCCTATCGTGCTATTGCTCGCCGGGGGAACACCCCAAGGGCGTGGCGGTGTCAATAACTGCCGAGAATCTCCGGGATAACCTCTGGACTGAATTCTATAAATGGCAGCAGCGGTCTAATTTTTTAATGGCGGCGTTCGACTGGACCTCGACCCGCATTGTGGCTAAGGGGTATCAGGATTGGTTTATTTCTGCCAGGAGCTGGCCTAAAACGGCCTCCGCCGAGGAGATGGGTCGCACGTTATCCGGCCTGCATGGCAAATACGCCCTCGTGATTTTCGACGAATCCGGGGCAATCCCGGTTGCCGTGGCTAAAGCGGGGGAGCAGGTACTCTCCAACTGTGAAAAAGGCTGGCTCGTCCAGGGGGGCAACCCCCTCTCGCATGATGGTATGCTCTACGCCGCCGCCACAACGAGCCGGGAGCTATGGGATAGGGTAAAAATCACAGGCGACCCGGATGACCCGAACAGGTCCAGCCGTATAGATTTGGAATGGGCTCGGGAGCAGATAAATCTTTATGGCCGGACCGACCCATGGGTGATGGCGTATATCCTCGGCCAGTTCCCCCCATCCGCGATAAATGCTATTTTAGGGCTCGAGGACGTAGAGGCCGCGCAGGGTAGGGAGATGCCCACCGGAGAGCTGGCCAATAGCGAGCGGCGTATAGGTGTAGATGTTGCCAGGTTCGGGGATGACCGCTCCTATATAGCCCGGCGGCAGGGATTGCAGGCGTTTGAGGGGTGGACCCTCCGTAATGCCGACGGCCCCGCAGTCGCCGCAAAAGTCGCACAGGTAAACATGGACTGGCCCGCTGACAGCATTTTCATTGACGCTACCGGTGGATATGGCGGGAGCCCGCAGGATAGCCTCCTGCAAGGTGGTTTTAAGCCCATTCCGGTCAATTTCTCGAGCAAGGCCACCGACGATAAATTTTTCAATCTGCGCTCACAAATGCTATGGGGCCTGGCCGATTGGGTAAAGCGCGGCGGGTGTCTGTACCGGAGCCCTACCCTGGCGAAAGAGCTGGTCGCCATAACGTATACGTTCCAAAACGGTAAAATACGGGTGGTGGAAAAAGATATAATGAAAACACAGTTGAAATTTTCGCCGGACGAGGCTGACGCTCTGGCCCTGACGTTCTCTATCCCGGATAAACCGAGAAATATGTTCACCCCGCGAGCTAGAGCAATCAAGCCCGCGTATGTTCCACATTGTGCTAGGAGGGGAAAATGAAATTCTTAAATTCTATGGGCTTATTCGTGGTAAACGAGGGCGGCCCATATTTCACGTTCACGTTCCAGCCGTGGAAGTGGGTACGGGTGTATTTATTCGGAAAGGTTTTTAATTGGGGGCATTATGTCCAGAAGGAACATAGAATCGAGAGGGAAATAAATTACGAAATGGCCGGTCCGATTGGAATCCCAATAAAAAACCTCGTAGCCTGTCCTAAAACTAAAAAATCACATGATGGCAGTCAGTCAGTTGAATGGTGTGAGGACTGCCACGATTACAAAAAATGTGAGGTATGGAAATGACCCGGCGCGAAATGTATAGGCTCTATGCCACCCTATGTAGTTTCCTGACCAAGAAGGAGCGTGAGGATGTGGAGGCCACCTCCAGTAGTGTTTTACCATTAGCGGATCAACAGAGGCGAAGCGTTACGCGCGTAGCAATACTGAGAGTGGCGAACAAGGCCGCCCGACTGGAGAGAGACCTGAACATTTACCAGCAGGTGGTAGTCGATAGGGTTCCGGCCAAGGCGGTGGCCAAGCAGTACACAATAGAGCGGTCAACGGTCTACACCATCATACATCGCATAGGGAAAAACGTTTTGAATAATTTTGAAAGGCCTTGACCATCGAAAAAGTTGTTATAATTCATAATTGAGCTGAGGGATTAATTACCCCGTACCTGCTAAATAGGCGGCTCGCCCCGGATTTAGCCCGGTGTCTAACGACATCGGGTTTTTTATTTCGGGGCCACTTTAAGAAGCAAGCGAGGAGAAAATGTCTAAAGCGTTTGAGAAAAAATTCGGGTTCGTCAGGCCGCCGTCCTCGTTTTTCTCCGGGACCTGGGAAGCGTTTAAAACCTGCATAGAGGCCAAGCTCAAATGCCACCTCTGCGGGGCCGAGGTAAATATCCGGTTCAAGGGCAATCCTGACAGTATGAAGCCCGGCGCGATAGATACATGGATATTGCAGCGGGCCGCGAAACTCCATCAATGCCTGGCCATTGAGGATATGCTGATAGCCGGGAAAAAGAAATATTACGCCGACCTGTACCGGGGCCGGGAGAAAGAATTTGAGTCAAATCGGAAATTAATGGGAGGCTTTGGTGGAAAATTTACTGGCAACGCTTGACCAGAATAAGCGAAACGAACTCGCCAAAGATGTAGTCCATAAATTTAATCTATCCAAAGATTTCTATTCCGATAAATTCGCCCTTTTCCAGAGGCTATACAAAGAGTACAAAGCCATGCGGGACGATTCCGGGGATGATGACGACTGGTCTATTAAGATCGCCCTGGCCTACGGCATTGTGGAGAGCATTGTCGCCCGCATTTCCCAGACCGTGCTCGGCAAATTGAGCATAGAGACCAAGCCTAAAAAAGATAATCACAAGCGACAAGCGGATAATTACCACAATATGGCTCGGACGTATTTCGGAAGCCCGGACTATCGGCTCGAATATGTGTCATCGTGCCGGGAGAGGGTTATCTGCGGATTGGCCTGGGAGTTCGACGAGTGGGTAAACGAGTACGAGGAGGGGTTCAGATGGGCCAAGGGCGCGGCCCAAACCGTAGTTGACATGAAGATACCCCTTTTATCATCCGCCGTCAATGTAGCCCGTAAAGTCGCGTTTAAGGGCCATAAACTGGTCAAGCACAAGTTCCCGGTAAATGTCGGCTACAATACCCGGTTCCCGTCTATTTTCTCCGTATTCCCCCAACCAGGCATAATCAGGGTAAAAGACCTGTCCTGGATTATCGAGGAAGTGCCGTATAAGACCCTAGCCGACCTGGAAAAATGCACCTACACCGATGATAGCGGCTCGCTCGTGCCGGTTTACGATTTGTCGGAAATTAAAAAGCTGAAAGATTCCGGTATACGGATAACGCCGGATTTCCCGGAGAACGATAAGAGCTTGTCCAATTTCAAGCAAGCACTGGAAGGATCGCCCGCGCCGAAGGACAAAGACAAGGACGACGGGATAGACGCGCTCCACCTACTCATTATTCGGACGAAGAGGGAGATAACGGTAGTAGCCAATGGCCGATACGTTATTCAGAACGTGAAAGATTTATATCATAAGCCGGGTTTAAAAGTCCGGGCGCGGTACTACACACAGAGCAATCACTCTATTTACGGGATGGGCGCGATTGAGCCGATAATAGACTCGCTCAACGAATACTCCGATGTCCATTCCCTGTCCATGCAGGACTGGTTCCGCAATATTAATCAGATGGTCGCGTACGACGAATCGGCGTTCCCGTACCCGGACGATTTCGACTCCCGCGCTGGCGGCAATATCCGGGCGGCCGCTCATACCGACTTGAATAAGGCTATGTTGCCCATAGCCAAGCGAGACAACACCGGCTCCATGATAACCGCACAAAGCGGGATACAGGGCAATATAGAAAGCATTGTCTCCGTTGCCGAGATGACACCCGGCACTATGGGCACACGGCCATACCATAGCACATTCGGCGGCCTTATGGAGATTCAATCGTCCATGGCCCGCCGGTTTGGGATAATGATGAATATCGACCAGTGCAATACCATGAAGCAGATGGAGGAAATGTACTGGATTTATGAGCAGTTCATGTTTGAGCCGATGGCGTTCCAGAAGTTCGCGGGCGGGATAGGGGCGGTGAGTTACAAGAGAGAAGATATCGACACGGACGGGGAAGGGTTCCTGTTCGTGGCTTCTGATGACCCCTCTTTCGGCGATACACAGGTCCAGCGTAATCAGGCCCTCGTCCTCCTGGGGCAGTCGCTCGCTTATTCCCGTGAGCAGAAGGCGAATCCCAAATGGGCCGAGATTGACGGCGGTGAGGTCTTCAAATGGGTTCTGGAGACGTTCGGCAAGGGCGACAGCTCGAAAATACTGGTTTTGCCGGACGGGTCTATGGACCCGGACAAGGAATACGAGATGATGTTACAGGGCGTTCCCGTTGACACTCACCCCAAGGAAAATAAGTCATGGCATTTGATAAAGCACATGATTCAAAAGAAAATGCTGGAAAACGACAGGCAATTTGACCCGAAAGTAATGTCGGCTTTGATAACCCATATCTCGCAGACAAGGGCCGATATTCAGGACGTGGTCAGCAACCCGGAAGCGTTCGCCGCCGAGTTCTACCAGGAAGAGGCTATGAAGGGCATGACCGCCCCTGGCATAGCGGCTCCGAATATGGGCCAAAATCTGCCGGTGAATAATGGTATGGCCGCCCCGGCTGAACAGGTGGGGATATGAAACCATTGAGAGAGCTTACGACTGACGAATTACTGGCCCTGCAAAAGACGGGCGCAGACGCTTCCAATTTCCTTAGCAATAATGAATTTTATGTAAAACACCTTGCGCCTGCTCTTAAAGGTCAGGCCGAAGCAGCCAAGATCAGCGGGGAATGGAAGCCGGGCCGGACCTGCGATACGGCAGAAAACCTGCTTTATAACGCCTACAATTCCGGGAAAGGCGACGGATTGAAAGAGATAAACTCGATTTGCCTGGCGATAGCGAAACGCGGCGAGTCAGCGACCGCCGAACTGGCCAAGCGGGCACAGCCCAGGATTAACGAGGCGAATAGAGGACGATAACAGATTTGAGGGGTCAACCCCCAAAAAACTAATAAGCCGGACAACCCGGTGAAAGGAGCAGTAAAATGGACCCAAAGACAGCAAAAGCGACATCAGCACCCGGAACAGGCGTTAAGCCCGACGTTCCCGTAACCCCGGCCTCGACCAATATTGAGACAAGGGACGTATACGGCGACAAGCGGATTAGCCTGGATAGCCTCCCCGTGATAGGGTATGAAAAAGGATCAAGGTTTACACCCGTAGAAAAAGCGGGCGCAGTTAAACCTGAACCTCAGGAACCCGCCGCCACGGATGGGGACGAAGAAGTAGTCGAGGGCGAGAACGGCCAACCCGATAACCCCGCCGACGGAAAAACGGTTGTGAATGTCCTTAAAGCCAAGAACGGAAAGACGTTCAAGGACGCGACTGAACTGCTTAGCACCTACGAGAATTCGACCACGGAGGCCGTAAGGCTGGCCGGCGAGACTAAAACGCTCAAGATAAGCAACACCGACCTCGCCAATAAGCTGAACGAAGCCAACCAGAGTATCCTCGCTATGCAGGAATATCTCGGCAATGCCGCATTTATGCCGAATATCCCCGAAAAGTACAAGGATATGACGGAACGCGAAATGCTCGATTCCATGACCGAGGATGAAAAGTTTGACTATATGTCAAGCCAGCGGGATTGGAAGAACAAGGTGACGAACTTCAAGGATAAGCTGGCTACGGCAAAGGAAGAGTCAGAGCGGATAGCGAAAGCGACCGCCGCCGAGATAACGAGGAATGAAGCGATAATGGCCCAGGATACAGCCAAATTCCCCGATTTCGAGGTCCTCGCCCCGCTAAGGGCCGAGATACTCGCCCAGAGCTCGCATTTAGCCAACAGACCGGACTCGCCGTATATATCCTATTTTATGGCCTATGGCATAGCCGCCAAGGCAGAGAAGGATGAAGCGACCCGTCTTGAAGCGGAGAGCAGGTCAAACGCGGCGGCAAGGGCCAATGCTGACGCGGCGAACAGTAATTCGGGAGTTCCCCCGACACCGGAACCAAAGAAACAAAAGAAAGATGACGGCTTAAGAGGGTTAGTAAGTGCGCCAAAAGTATTAAAAATACTTTCTAACGGCGTTCCCCACGGCCTTTTTATAAAGGAGAAGCACAATGGCTCAGAAACAGTCAGTGCAGACGGTAGCCTATCAGTCCACCGAAGGAAGGGCTGTCAGGTCCGTCTCGCCTGTAATCCATGAACTGGAAATAGACAAGGCCCCGCTTACGGTCATAATGACCAAAGCCGCCGGACGGCTCATATCGTCCGGTAACGTGAAGGTGGAGTGGTACGAGGACGCGCTCCCGGCGCAGTTTGATTTACTGGCCGCCGCGTTGACAGCCGACGCTACCACAATGATGGTCACTAATTACGATTACTTCGCCGCCGGACAGCTAGTCCAGGTGAACAGAGGCGAAATCGTGCGTGTTACTGCCACACCGACCACGACCACGGTCTCAATAGCGCGGGCAGTCGGCGAGGATTCAGCCGCCGCCGCCGCGCTAGGCAACCAGCTGTACATAATCGGCGATTCTTCGGAAGAAGGAACCGACGACGCTCCGATAGTCATGACGACCAAAACCAACCCTTACAACTATATGGAAATCACCAAGACTTCCATAGGCTGGACGGGAACGGCGAAAGCCTCGGAAGTCTACGGCAAATCGGACCCGGAAGTAGACAGGGTTAAAGCGATAGTAAAGCACGCGAGAGAACTCGAAAAGAAGTTTATAGTAGGTCAGAGATACACCACAACCTCAGGGGCGATAGACTCCAAGGCGCACAGGTGCATGAGAGGCGTTCTGAACTGGATAAGCTCAAACTACCAGTCCATGGGCGGCGCAATGACCGAAAGCGAGTTCGATAACCACCTCAGGAAAGCGTTCAGGTATGGCTCGCAGAAGAAGCTCCTGATAGCGTCCGGGAAGGTTGTCTCCGTAATAAACGGATTCGTTAAGGGCAAGGTCCAGCCTGCAGTGTTCAATCCGAACTACGGCCTGAAACTGTCGAAATACACCACGCCGTTCGGCGACCTCGACATCGCGTATAGCCCTCTGCTCGAAAACGCCTCCCTGGACGACCTTGACGGTCTCGCCGGGACTGGCATAATCCTCGACATCGCCAACCTGGAAGTCCACCACCTGCCGAACAGGTACATGATTCACACCACCGGCATACAGGACAACAACGATGACGAAGAAAAAGAACAGATCCTTTCCGAGTGTACGATAAAAGTACCTCAGGAAAAAATGCACTCCTATTTCGACGGAGTGACCGAGTAAACTCAGCTTGACCCCCCGGTTAACGCCGGGGGAGAGCTTCACAAAGGAAACGAACATGAAAAGACTGTTAAGCCTCACAATGCTCATCCTGACCATAGCGGGAGTTAACTCTTTCGCTCTGTCTTCGGATGACGTGATAGTAAGGGAGTACAATGCTAAAGCGACTGCGCAATACGTTGACTATAACGACAGCACGCTGATAAACATTCTATACTCCGGTTCATCTACCGAAGCGGTGGTAGCTGTTTCGTCCGGTCTTCTGACCACGGAAGCCCCGCTCGGGACTACGGACCTGTCATACGACCTCGGCTATGCGAGCTACGACACGCTGGGCGAACTCTGCGATGTCATAAACCTGGAAGATGACTACGCCTGTACCCTTACGGGCGGGAAGAGGGATGATTCATCCCTTCTGCTGGACTTCGTGACCGCGGCGGCCGCGACCGACGCTAAAGCGTCCGGCGGGTACAGCATTATGATAGACACCGGCGGTCTAACTGAGACCGACCCCTACATAATGAGGATAGGGATAACCCCGTCTACAGGTAAAAGAGTGGTCCTGAAACATTGTTCCGGTAATATAAACGTTGCCGGGAATCTGACCGTCTACGGAAAACTCGGCAAATATGCCGGGTCTACCGATGGCGTAACCAGAAACGATACCACTCTAAACTGGTCTCAGGTTCATGCCGATGATACCGCTACCAACTTCCCCAATTCCACCACTATCGGAAACGATGTCTGGATGGAATTTGCGAAAGACGAGCATGTAGTGATATCAGCCGGAAGCACAGCCGCTCAAGCGTCCACAAATTATATATGGTGTTTGTGGAACGAGAAATAAGCAAAGCAATTTGCTAAAATTATTAAGGGGCTGGCAATCCCGGCCCCTTATATAAAAGCAAAGGAGAACACAATGTCAGAAAAAGTATACATAACGCCGGGTTTGAAAGAACCTGAATTTGTAATCTCGCCGATGGGCGCGGTAAACGACAGGGGAATAAAGATTAAAAGGCGGGCTATAAAGTTCCAGCCGAACCACCAGGGCCAGGGCCAGTATAAAACTGCCGACGTGGAAGAGCAGAAGTTCCTGGAAAACCACCCGATGTTCAAACAGCGGAAGATGGTGGTCATAGCCGAAGCAAGCGAAGCCCCTACGCTTGAGGAAGAAGCGGATATACCGGCCGACGAGAACACCAAGCCTGCACTCGCGAAAAAGAAAAAGAAGTAAAAAAATAGTACTGAGAGGGTGATAGATGAACCTTGACGAATTCATAGCGAATCTTAAGAGGCAGACCCAATACGGGAACCCCTCCACGGAGACCGACCAAGCGGCTAAAGACGTTCGCATATCCATAAACGGCAACCTTGACCGAATCTGTAAGAACTGGATGTGGGACTGGCTTTATGACCCGCTGTCTATCACCCTCATTTCCGGGACGGAGGACTATGACCTTGACTCGGACCATGCCAAAATAGTGGATATCTTCGCCGGTGACGGATTACGCCTGACAAATATCTCGTTAAAGGAATATCACGCTTATAAGAAGCCTGACGCGGCCTTAGGCCAGACAAATGAAGGGACAGCGGCCTGGTATCTCTATATAGGCCGGAACTCGTCCACCGGGGCGAGGAAGGTCAGGATAGGGAACATTCCGACCTCTACCTCGACTTTGACCGGCTTTGCTAAACTACGCCTGACCCGATTCGCCGATTCAGATCTGGGCACGGATAAGTCAATGCTCCCTTTCCCCGTGGAAGGCGAAGACGTTTTACACGCCTTTGTCCTTGCCGATATATACCGGCTACAAGATAAAAAGGACCTCATTTTCCCGCAAATAAACCTTGCCGAACAGAAACTTAAAGACTGGCGGGGCGAAGAAGCCACAGAGCCCGCGAGAGACGCTACATCAAAGCTACCACCGTACTTGAGAAGGAAACTTATCAATCGGAGTCGTGGCTATGTTGTTTAAAACCTTAACCGCTATTCTTTTCTTGGGTTTCGCTAATATATCCTACAGCGAAGAGGTCCAGCACGTTTTCGGCTTCGGCGGCGTTAATTCGCAGGATGACAGCCTTTTCATAGACGAAAAGGACGCTACCTATGCCGTCAATGTTCTAACCGATGACGGCGATTTACGGACCATTTACGGGAATACTCTCTTTTCTTCGGTTGGCACTTCCACCATAAACTTTCGCAGGGAATACATGAGCCCGGATAATGAGCGTTTTAATTTCGCCGTAAGCGGGACGGGGCTTTATTCGTCCAGTTCTACCGCCTTTTCCTTAATCCGCAACTGGTCATCCGCGCCGGACATTGACATGGTATCCGCTTTCGGGCGGGCGTATTTTGTGGACGGCAGTACTTCCCCCTTTTATTCTACCGGTTCGTCCGTTACGGTCATAAGCAATATGGAAGATTTCAAATATATAGAGATATACCAGACCCGGCTTGTTGGCGTTAACACCACTACGGAAACGTCGAAGGTCTATCTCTCGGCTTACAATGCTCCCACTAATTGGACCGTTACCAGTTCCAAGGACTCGGCGGCGATAAAGTATTTCCATAAAGACGACGGCGAGGGCATAAACTGCGTTTTCACAACGCCGGAAGGCGTTTTCATTGGTAAAAACTCGTCCTGCGGTATGTTGAAAGGTGATAGCAATGAAACCTTTTACTGGAAGGAAATCTCCCAGACTATGGGCTGTGTTGACGATAATATGGTCCAAATGGTGGACGGGCTTCTCGTTTGGCTGTCCGAAGATGGCTTTTATTCCTACGATTTCAATCATCACCCGGTCCCTATCTCTCGCGAGATAACGCCGCAGACCCAGCTTATACGGCAGAGCCAGTCAGTGGACGAGGCGTGGACCGTTAACACAAAAACGCTATGGGAAGGCGGGACTTATGACGGGTGGGATACCGCGATATTGCCGGGCAAGATAAAGGCCGGGACGTATTACAAGAAGGCGCAGGAATTAACGCCAATGGGCCTTACCGGCGAAGGCGGCGAGGACGGCTCGCTTTGGAGCCCAGCTTGGACTATGGTCGGTGTTAATTCCGGTCATCCGCCCGTACTAGAACTCGGCCGTCATTACGGCTCTTATGAAATATGCTATGGCACAAGTACAGGGAGCATGATATCTTGCCCGGATTACGATTTGACGATATTGTCGTTGATAAATTCCGTTTCCAGCGTGACTATCGCCTCGGCTACCGTTGTCCGTGACGGTCTTGTAGACCTAAACGTTTCGTCAAATACGATGGTCCGGCTTAAGCTTTCCAATTCTGCGGGCACAAATTACCTTATTTCGAATGAATATTGGGGGAACAAGGGCGCGACCCTTTGGGTAGATGGTAATTTTATAGACCACGTTGAATTTGTGGCCGGTTCGTCAGTAACGTCGTCCACATACGACACCTGGCTTACAACGCCGAACTATATAAGCATGACATCAAGCGGGACGGACGTTACGCCGTATTTCTACACTTCTGCCGATCTCATTACATGGTCGGAGGCTTTAACTTTCCCGCTTGCCGATTCCGAGAAGGACAGGTACTGGAAATACGGGATTTTGTTCGGAGCCACGGCCCCCGATTATTACTCGGAAACGATATCCGCGTTCTCCACGGGAACGTATAAATCGGAAGTTCATTTAACTAACGCCGATATGTCGGCTTGGAAAATATTTTCCGTTTCGTATTCCACGGATTCGACCGCCCCGGAAGATTACCAGGTCAGGACCGCGACCTATGCTTTCTCGGCTACCGGCGCGACACCGGCCCTTATAGACCAGACCGAAAATGCGGTAGTTGCGGCAAGCACTAACCCGTATGTCCAGTTCCAGATAGACCCGGACATCCAAACTTCCACCGAAACTTTAATAGTCACTTCGATAAGCATGGCCTATACCATCGGCTCGGCGGCCCCTCGCGGCGCTTCCGTTGTAAACGATCACCGCTATATAGCCAGCGTATCCCATGAATCCGATACGGAAAACGATTTCACTTATATCTGGCAGAAGAATAAGAAATGGGTTTTTTCAGACCAAGGCTACGGCTCGCTTGGCGTTTACAATGGCCGACCGATGGGCAGCGCGACCGATACGGATTCTAAGTTGTGGTACATTATGGACCCGGATTCCTTTTCTTTTGATGGGACGGCAATAAATTCGTATTGGGAAACGAAGAATTACCCGCTTGGGGCCTTGAACAACCATAAGGTCATAAACCGGGTCTGGATAGCGGCAGAGAACAATGGCATTCAGGACCTTGGCGTAGCATGGCAGGCTAATCGCGACGGGGTATGGCATAGCACTACGACCTCGCTCGCCGGTTCCGATTTCGTCAATAAGGAAGTTGAAGGCTTATTCGAAACCCAATATCTGGGTCGGCAGTATAAATTTAAAATATCGGGAAGCGAACTGGATAAATATTTCAGGCTGAAACTGTTCAGTATTTATTACACGGTAAACGCCCTGATAAAGGATTAAAAATATGGCGATACGATATAACAGTCTGCTTAATAAAGATTGGTATGCCCGGCTTTTGGACCAGATTAAGACGGGCGTTTCATCAAACGTCCGGGCTACCGGCTCGGAAGCTGATGACCCATTCTGGAGAGCCAGGGAAGGGCAAGCGATAGGCGATCTGAACGCGGCCCGGAGGGAAGAGTTTAGGCGATTACAGGAAAGAGGGCTTGCGGCGCGAGCGGAGTCTCAAGAGAGGGAGAAAGCTCGCCAGCGGGTAATCTCCAGGGCTTTAGCCGCGCAATACCGGCCTTCCGAGCCTTTGGGCTCATATTCGCCGCCGGAAGAGGCCGTAATGCCCATTCCTGCGGGTTTTAGTGCCACAAGGCCACCGAGCCCGGCCCCGTCCGAAGCCTACGCCGCGCCCTATTCCGGGGCGTTAAAGCTGGCCCGGCCCGCCTTGCCTACCCATCCCATGACGGGACCGGCCCTTTCTTTCGGCGTTCCCCCGGCCTACAATCCGTCAAAATTTGCAAGTTACGATTTAGAGAAAAGAAGGAAAGAGCTCGAAGCCTATTACGCGAAACTTGCGAACAGGCAGGGCAGAGTTGCGGTCTATTAAAGGTGGAACCATGATAGAATTTGAGAAAGAGCTTGAAGCGAAAAGAAAGGACGAGGAAATGAAGTTACAGCGTTTAACACACATGTTATCCGTTTCCGCGCCTTTGGGCCAGATAAATCATGAGGTAGAGGCATTTGACCGGCTACACGGCAGGGGCGGGGCAGGGGTCAATTATACAGCCGCTTACGGAGGCCCCATGTCGTGGCTAAGCAAGGGTGTTCCGGCGTATGGCGCCATGTCTGGGACAGGCGGTAGCAACGGTGCCTCTAATAATAGCACAGCTGAGTTTATTGCCAAATACGGCATGACAGCCGCAGACATGGTAGAAGCATATAGGCTCAACAAGACAAAAGAGGGTTCGTCTGAGGGTTTTGAACTCGGCTCTTCAGCTTATGGGGTAGAGCCAGAAGGGGGACTTAATTTTAACGTGGGTCAGAGGTATGATAGAGACGGAAACCTTATAACTTATCGCGGACCTGAAACGATAAAATTCACAGACCAGCAAAATGCCATACTTGATAAGTACAAAAAAATCATGGAAGAAAGGGCGCGGCCCCTCAAAGATGTGGGATTAAAGTCAAAAGAGGACAGCATAAAAGAGCTCATAGATTACCGGAAAAGCCTGACTGATTCTTATGACTCCGGGTTTGACGTTGACAAGCAGGACCTGGCCGATATAGACGCTGAAATAAGACGGCTTAAGGGTATATCCAGAACGGGCGCAACGGTTCCCGCCATTGACACAAATGAAAAGAAGAAAGGTTTCAATTGGGGCTCGGCTTTGGATTTCATAAGAAAACCGCTATCGCTTACAACCCCAGGATACGCGCCTTCTGGCAGATACAGAAGTGATGACGAAGACGAAAACCCGGATTATCTCCCAGGCTTGAAAAGGATTAAGTAAAGCATGACCACCCAAGACTATATAAAAGCTATCCAGGACAGCAAGACTAAAAAGGGGAAAATATCCCTGGACTTTTCACAAATACCGGAAGGCGTTGATATAGCCGCATTGGTCAGCGAAATGGTCGGCGGCGTTCCGGCCAAGTATGAGAAAGCTATACGGAAAGCGGCCGCAGAGAAAGGCGGTTTCGAGGAAATGGATTTCGGAGAGATGTTGAAAACGCCGGTCAAGGAACCCATATCCCTAGGCCAAATGGAACCGCCGGTAATGGAGCCTGAATTTACGCCGGAGCAGTTGAAGGAAATGAAGGCGAAACCGGCAAGTATGACGGACATTTTCAAGACCGATAAAACGGTTACTGACGAATATGGGATAAAGGCGAGGCCGGAGATAAAGGCCCAGGAAGGGGCAGGCGCGCCGGTTAGAGGGCTTGAAGGCGTTCCCGCTTTCCCAAAGGGGCCGGAACTGCGGGCCGAGGATTCTGCCTTGGACAGGGGCGTTATCCGGGCCGAAGAGCCGGAAGATATCAATTTCGCCATACGACAGGCCCGGAACGTGGGAACCGTGGCCGGAGAATTTGTATCCGCTTTCGGTCAAATGGAGCAGTTTGCTGGCCATAAGGCGAAAAAGGCCGGGATAGGGTATAAGGAACTTGCCAAAGAGCTAGGCGACAATGGTACTATCAGCCTGCTCGGTAAATTTTACGAAAAGAGCGGCGAGGTTTTGAAAATGGGCGGAGAGTTCTCATCGGAACAAGGCCGGGCGTTTGCCGAAAATATGGCGATAAACAACCCTAAAGCCGCCGATAAGCTGGTCCAGGGTGCGGCCTCTATGGCGACATTCGTGGTCCCGTCCATGGGCGTAATGAAGCTGGCCGGTGCCCTTAAGTTCACTCCCGCGATAGCCAGAGCGCTCGGTATAGCCTCAAATGTTTTTATGGAGTCCGCTTTTGAGGCGGGGTTTGCTAGGGATGAGGCTATACGGGGCGGTATAAGCGAGGACGAGGCTGACAGGCGGGCCGAAATGGTGTTCTTCTCCAATTTGCCGATAATAGCCCTTACGGATAAACTCGGCTTATTCGCTAAAACGAATACACAGATAGGGAAATTTGCCAGACGGGCGTTAAAAGCCGGTCAAACGAGTGTTGGCGAGGGCTTACAGGAAGGGTTACAGCAGCTGCCGCAGAACATAGCGGCGGGCAGGAACGTCTTATCCGGCGTACCGGAAGCGGTCGCGATAGGGGCCGCTGTTTCCGGTCCGTTCGGCGTTTTATCGTCAATGGCCGAAGAACAACCTGCTCAATTCCGCATTCCCGTAGACCCGTCCGTAAACAGCGACATTAAAGCTAAGGCCGTGGAAATGGCCGGTACTGACCCCATATCCGCTATGAAGCTGGTATCAAAGACCGCCGACCATGATAATATAGACCGGATAGCCCGGTCCGTGGTCCAGGCCGTTGAGAATGACCCGTCTATTCCTGCCGAAAACAAGAGAAGAATATCCCAGGAAATGCTCGCCAAAATGATGACGGATAGCGTATCGCCTGCCATGCCGGAAGATGTACAGGAACAGGGCGTAAAAGAAGAATCTAACCTGCAGGCCAATATGCAGGTCCTCGGCCTTGCCATGGAAAAGATGGGTCTTACTGGCGAAGATATGGACAATGTTTTCCCGGACCGGGACGCGGGGCTTAAGATTATTCAGGACGTTACCAAGCAGGGTATGGCCGAAGGGAAAACGCCGGACCAGATGGCTGACGATTTGGCGGTAATACTCACGCCGGAGATGACGGAGCCGGAGTTGACCGAGGGTGCTCCCAAGGAAGTGGCCATAGAC